GGCCCCGAAGGAGCCGGCCCCGGCCGCGCCCGAGCAGGCCGCCGAGGGCGACCTGTCCCGTCTGCCGAAGTGGGCACAGCAGCAGCTCACCCAGGCGCAGGAGCAGGCCCGCACCGCCGCCGTGCAGGCCGCCGTACTGCGCACCGCGCCGACCGCCGGCGCCAACGCCGCCGCCCTGCTCGACTCCCAGTCCGCCATGACCGCGCTCGCCGCGGTCGACACCAACGACCAGGCCGCCGTGACCGAAGCGATCAAGGCCGCCGTACAGGCACAGCCGCACCTCGCCGCCGCCGTCGGCCCCGCGCGCGGGGGCGCCGACTTCGGCAGTGCCACCCCGCAGGACCGCAAGCCCGGTTCCCTGCACGACGCCATCGCCGCCCGTCTGGGCGCCTGAACCTAGGAGCACCCCATGCCCGTCACTCTCGCCGAGGCGAAGAACAACGCACAGGACGACATCGACGTCGCCGTGATCGACGAGTTCCGCAAGGAATCCGCGATTCTCGACTCTCTGACGTTCGCCGACGTCGTCAACCCCGCCGATGGGGGCGACACCCTCACGTACGGATACCGCCGGCTCATCACGCAGCCGACCGCGTCGTTCCGTCCGATCAACACCGAGTACACCGCGTCGGAAGTCCAGACGCAGCGATACACCGTCGACCTCAAGGTGATGGGTGGATCGTTCCGCGTCGACCGCGTCGTCGCCCGGATCGGTCCGGCCGCGTCCGGTGCCGTCACGCTGAACATGCAGCAGAAGATCAAGGCGACCCGTACGCAGTTCCAGGACACCGTGATCAACGGCGACACGGCCGTCGACGCCGAGTCGTTCGACGGCCTCGACAAGGCTCTGACCGGCACGGCGACCGAGTTCCGCGCCGGCGCCGTCACCGACTGGTCGGATTTCGACAGCGACCCGCGCGCCGAACACCAGGCCCTCGACGCCATCGACGAATGGCTGTCCCTGCTCGACGGCTCGCCGACGATCATTCTCGGCAACAAGCGTGCGCTTGCCCGCGTCCGCGCCGCCGCGCGCCGTGCCGGCATGTACACAAAGAACCCGCTCGACGGCCTGCTCGGTCCGAACGGCCGGCCGATCGTCCGCGAGCAGTACGGCGACATCGTGTTCGCCGACCCGGGCGACAAGGCCGGATCGAACGACCCGATCATCCCGGTTGAGAACCGGACCGTCGGGGGCACGGCCGCGACCGGCCTTACCGACCTGTACGCGTACCGCGTCGGCCTCGACGGCTTTTTCGGCGTCGCGTGCATGGGCGGCACCGTCGTTCGTCAGTGGCTCCCCAACTTCGACTCCCCGGGCGCCGTCAAGTTCGGCGAGGTCGAGCTCGGTCCCGTCGCCGTCGCGCTCAAGAGCACCAAGGCCGCGACCGTCTTCCGCAACATCAAGGTGGGCTGACCCATGGCAGTGATCCACACCCCCGTGAAGGACTACAGCGGGCCCGGCGTGGCCGGCCTGCACTTCGTCGACGGCCAGGCCGAGACCGACGACGAGGCCGTTATCGCCTACGCCCGCCGGCGCGGGTACGACGTCGAGGACACCGCGCCGAAGCGGAAGGCCCCGGCGAAGACCGAGACGCCGAAGGAGTAGCCCGGTGCCCCGTGTCTACGCGACCCCCGAGCAACTGGCCGCGTGGACGGGGGAGCCGGCCCCGCCCGACGCCGAACGGTTGCTCGCCCGCGCGTCCGCCGACGTCGACGCCGCCCTGTTGTGCGCGTTCTACGCCACGAGCGACGCCGGCATGCCGACCGAACCGCACGTCGTGCAGGCCCTCGCCGACGCGACGTGCGCACAGGTCGAGTACCAGCTCGCCACGGGCGACGACGGAACCGGCGCCGCCGGCAGGTGGGGCAGCGTCTCTATCGGCCCCGTGTCTCTCGGCGACCGCCGCGACGACCCGCGGGCCCCGGGCGACGTCGACCTCGCCCCCCGCGCGCACCGCGCCCTGATGTTGGCCGGCCTGCTCCCGGGGGTGATCTGGTGAACGTCCCCGGGTGGCTGTTGCGCCACCGCGTCACGGTCGAGCCGTACGACGGCGACAGCGCGTACGGCCCGACCTATCGCCCGGCCGTCGAGGTGCGGGCCCTGGTCGCCGAACAGACCAAGCTCACCCGGAACCGCGAGGGCGTCGAGGTCACGTCGACGACGCAAGTCATCGCCGCGCCCGGCCTCGACTGCCCGGCCGAGTCCCGTATCACCCTGCCGTCGGGGCGAGTGACGAAGGCGATCAGCGTCGCCAACCACACCGCGCCCGGTCTACCGGTGCCGCAGTCCACGGAGGTGATGTGCGAGTGACGCAGCGTTCCCGCCTCCGGTTGAACGGGGCCGCCGTCATGCGCGGCACCCGGGCCGGCGCCGTCCGCGGCCTACGCCTCGCCTCCGAGCACGTGCTCACCGAGTCGCGCCGCGTCGTGCCGATCGAAGAGGCCACCCTCGAACGCTCCGGCGTCGCCACCGTCGACGAGTCGTCGCTCACGGCCGCAGTCAGCTACGACACCCCGTACGCCGTCCGGCAGCACGAGGAACTGACGTACCAGCACGACGCGGGCAGGACGGCGAAGTACCTCGAACGGCCCATGACCGAGGAGGCCGACACCGTCGGCGAGATCATCGCCGCTCAGGTGCGGAGGTCGCTTCGTGGCTGATGTGACCGACGGCGTCGCCCGCCTGCTCGACGGCCTAGACCTGCTCGCCTACGACCCGACCGGCAAGACCGGCGACACGTTCGTCGAGCGCATGCCGTCGACGCCGGATGCCGCCGTGTGCCTGTCCCTGTATGACGCCGGCCCCCCGGACGCGCGCAACGCCTACGACACCGTACGGCTACAGGTGCGCGTGCGCGGGGGCCCGGACCCGCGCACCTCCCGCGACCGCGCGTGGGCGATCTACAGCGCGTTGCACGGCCTCGCCGGCGTCGACTTGCCCGACGGGACGTGGCTCATCCTCGCCGCCGCCCGCGGCACCCCCGGACCGATGGGCGTCGACGCCCAAGGCCGGCACGAACACGTCGTGAATTTCGACCTCGACGTGTCTTCCCCCAGCACTCACCGCACCGAATAGGAGGTAGCCAGCATGGGACGCCCCATCGACGCCCGCGGCTGGTATTTCGAGGTCGAGGACACCACGACCCCCGCCACCCCCGTATGGCACCGCATCGGCAACGTCAACTCCTGGTCGTACAGCCCGTCGGAGAACGAGGAGACGGCCGACACCACGACCAACGACAGCGAAGGCGCCTACGAACAGGACGTGATGCAGCGGGGCGCGACGCTGGAGGTCACCGGCCTGTGGTCGCAGACCGGCACCACCCGCGACCCCGGACAGAACTACATCGACAACACGTGGGCGTGGAAGCTCGGCAGCGAATCGCGCGGCCGGATGCGCTACCGCCACAAGTCGCAAGCCGACTGGACCGTTTGGGAGTGCACCGTTACGCCCGGCGAGCAGGGGGGCGAGCACAACGCCAAGACCAGTTGGGGCGCCACCTTCACCCGGTGCGGATTCCCGGACACCGAGCCCGTCACTGCCACCCCGGAGCCGTAACCATGATCGAGCAGCACGACGACCAGGCCCTCGACGTCGACCAGCCCGTCGACGACGTCGCCGACTTCGACGCGTTTTTCGCCGAGCAGGCCGAGCCGGAACGCCGCGGCGTACCGCTGCGCCTGTACGGCCGTACCTACACCCTGCCGCCCACCCTGCCCGCGCTCTACATGCTCCAGCTTCACCGCGTCATGCACAGCGCGCGCCCCGAGGACATTCGACGCCTGCTCGGCTCGCTGTTCGGCCCCGCGGCCGTCGACGACTGGGCAGAGGCCGGCATGGACGACCGGAAGCTCGGCATCGTCCTTATGTGGGCGACCGCCAACGTCGCCGACCCCGGCTCGCTGAGCATGGAGCAGGCCGCCGCGGCGTACGACAAGCGCGAGGCCGCCAAGGCGGGAAAAGCGCCGCGGCCGGCGACGACGTCGAGGCCGAAGAACCGGCCGAAGGGCAAGGGGAAGGGTCGCAACTCTGGTCGGCGGTAGTCCGCCACTGGGGAGCGGTCGAGGCTGACCTACGCCGCGAGTACCAGCTCACCGCCGGCGAGGTCGCACGGCTCACCGTGCGCGAGTTCCTGGTGTGTCTGGGCGGCCTGTCGTCCGAGTCCCGGTTCGCCCGCGTGTGGCAGGCGACGCCGCGCGTCGTGACCGACCCCGACGAGATCGCACGACTCACCGGCAGGTGATCAGCAAGACAACTGAATAGCGCGCCCCGCGGGGCGCCGATGGGGGGTGCAAAGTGGCCCTCACCATCGGCGAGTTGGTCGGGTATATCGACCTCGACGACTCCGGGGCACAGCGCGGGGTCGACCGGACCGAGGCCGCCCTCGCGGGTCTCCAGCGCGACGCCGACGGCCGGTTGCGCGACATGCGCGGTCGCTTCGTCGCGGCCGGCGCAGAGATGGGGGGCGCACTCGGCGACGGCATAGGCGGGGGCGCCGAGGAGGCCGGCCGCGGCCTCGCCGGTATCGGCCCGCTGCTCGGCGCCGCGGCGACCAGTACCAAACTCCTGTCCGTCGGCGCCCTGGGCGCCGCGGGCGCCCTCGCCGCTGTACCGCTCGCCGTTATCGGTCTCGGCGCGAAAGTCCTCGCCGAGAACGAGCAGGTCAAGGGCGCTTTTAGCGACCTGGGCGAGCACGTCAAGGGGCAAATGCAGTCCCTTGCCGAGCCGCTGGTCGAGCCGTTCGTCGGCGCCGCCGGGCAGCTCCGGGGGATCTTCGACGACCTCGCCCCGCAGATCGGGAAACTGTTCGAGGGCGTCGCCCCGCTGGTCGAGCCGCTGGTCGACGGCATCGGCGCGTTGGCCAAGGGCGCCATGCCCGGACTGGTGTCCGCGGTCGAGGCCGCGGGCCCCGTGATCGACGCCCTGTCGTCCGGTCTCGGCGCGGTCGGCGACGGCATCGGGGGTTTCTTCGAGGGCGTCTCCACGGGCGCCGACGGGGCCGCCGAAGGGCTCGGCGGCCTGCTCGGCGCGGTAGGCGAGATCCTGCCCGCACTGGGCGGCCTGATCGGCACACTCGCCGAGGCCGGCGGGCCCGTCCTCGCCGCGGTCGCTAAGGCCCTGGTCCCGGTCGTAACCGGCCTCGCCGACGCCCTGGGCCCCGCGCTCGCCGCACTCGGCCCGCCGCTTGAGACGTTCATCGGCGCACTCGGCGACGCCCTGGTGCCGATCGTCGGCGAGCTCGGCCCGGTCCTCGCCGCCCTCGCGGAAACGTTCGGCCTAGTCCTAGAGGGCGTATCGCCCATACTGCCCATACTGGGGCAATTGATCGCCGCGGTTCTGCCCGTTTTCGCGGAGCTGCTGACCGCCGTTCAGCCCCTACTCGTCACCCTGGGCGAGGCGTTCGCGCAGGTCATGACCGCACTCGAACCCCTGGTGCCGGTCATCGGCGCACTACTGCTCGCCGCCCTCGACGCCCTCATGCCGATCATCGAACCTTTGATCGGCCTGGTCGGCAAGCTCGCCGAGATCCTGGCCGCAGGACTCGCGCAGGTGATCACGTCCGTCGTTCTGCCGATCCTGCAAGCCCTGGTTGCGCTGCTGCAAGGCGACTTCGACAAGGCGTGGCAGCTCGCCAAGACCGCCGTACTCAACGCAGCGAAGCTGATCGGCGAGGCCGCCGGCAAGCTCGCCGAGTGGGTCGGCAAGGGCATATCCGCCGCCGTCGACTGGATCAAGGGACTCCCCGCGCGGGCGTACAACGCCCTTGCGCCGTTCGCCGGACAGCTCGCCGAGCGCGCGCGCTCTGCCCTGTCGTCCTTCAAGACCAGTGTGGTCAACAAGGCCAACGAGGCGATTTCGTGGATGCGCGGTTTGCCCGGCCGGATTTCCAGCGCCATCGGGAATCTTGGTTCGCTGCTGGTCGACAAGGGCCGCGACGTCGTGCGCGGCCTGCTCAACGGCGTAAAGAGCATGGGCGGTTGGCTCCGCTCCCAGTTGATCAGCTTCGCAAAGGACATGATCCCCGGGCCGATCGCCGACGCACTCGGCATCGCCTCGCCCTCGCGGGTCATGGCGAAGGACGTCGGCCGCTGGATTCCCGCCGGCCTGGTCAAGGGGATTCAGGGTGGAGCCGGCGCCGTCGACCGCGCCATGCGGTCGCTGGTCACCACGCCCGCCGTTCCCCAGCTCGCCGCCGCTGGCGCGACCGTCGGCGCCTACGGCTCGCCGTTCGCCCCGGCCGCCGGGGGCGTGACTGTCCAGATCGAGCATTGGCACGCCGCCGAGCACGGCGGGCCCGACGACAACGCGCGGGCCCTCGCATGGCTCGCCAAGGCAAGGGGGTGACGATGCCTGTCACCGCCAAGGGCGCCGCCGGCGCCCTGGTCACCCGCCCCGGACACGTCCAGTACGGCGACCTGTTGCTCGGCCCCGACACCCCGTACCGGTGGCGGACGCTCACCGGGTGGGGCGACCTCCCGCCCCTCGACTCAGGCACCGTGCAACGGGCGGACGCGCACGGGGCGTTCCCCGGGCAGTTGCTCGCGCAGTCACGGACGATCGGCGTCGACGGCCTGGTCGTGCGCGCACCGCGCGCGCAGATCGGCGAGGTCGTCGGCCGGCTGGAGGCCGCGACCGCGCCGCGCGTCGACGAGATCCCGCTCGTGGTGTGGCTCGACGAGCGCGGGCCCCTGCTCGCCTACGCCCGCGCCGTCCGTCGAGCCGTACCGACGACGACCGGTTACCGGCTCGGAACGATCGTCGGTGGAGCGATCGAGTGGGTCGCCACCGACCCGCGCCGCTACGCCCTCGCCGAGCAGGCCGCCACGGCGACGCTCCCCGTTTCCGAGGACGGCCTGTCGTGGGAGTCGGCCGGCGTCGAGGCACTGCCCGCCAAGCAGGCCGCCGGCGTCGGCGAGCTCTGGCAATGGTGGAGCGACGGCGACCCCGTCATAAGCGGCGACGGCACCGGCCCCGTATCTGTGCGACCCCTCGCCGAGTTCGCCGAACTTGTGTGGACCATCCCGGGCAACGACTACGGGTGGCCCGTCGCCCCCGGCCAGACCGTCACGTTTGCTTCCCAGGTCGCCGCCGACCGCAACGCGATTACGACGCTGCGATGGTGGAATGCGGCCGGGCAGCACGTCGCCGACCAGGCGAGCGAACCGGGCGACGCATCGCTTACCGGCACCGCGCCGGCCGGCGCCGCCCGCGTGCAACCGGTCGTCCTGTTTCCCGCAGCACTCCCCGCGCCCGTACCGATCGGCACGTCGTCGCTCCGGATCAGCACGACCGCCGGCGTCCTCGCGTGGCCGCTCAACTTCGGCACGCCCGGCAGTACCGGCCGCATGTCGGCCGTCAACACCGGCACCGCGGAGACGCACCCGGTCGTCGAGTTCCGGGGCCCGGTCACCGCGCCGAGCCTCACCAACATCACGACCGGCGACGTCCTCGAATACGACCTCCCCCTCGCCGCCGGCGACGTCCTGGTCGTCGACACCCTCGCCGGAACCGTGACGCTCAACGGCACCGCCTCGCGCCTCTACACCGCGAGTAGCCGCAGCGTGCCCGAGCAGACGTTCACGCTCGCGCCCGGCACAACCCCCCTGATGTTCCGCGCCGCGCCCGGCAGCAACGACCCGGCCGCGTCCGTCGTCGTGCGCTACCGCGCCGCCTACTGGTAAGGAGCCCCCGCCGTGACCGTGCGCCCCGCATGGCTGTTGCCGCTTGGGCAGACGAGAGAAGACACCCGCCTCGCCCCCGTGGGCACGTGGTCGCCCGACGGCGAGATACGCACCCGCGACGGAGTGATCCCGGGCGGGAACCCGTTCGCCGCGACCGGCGCCGGCGCCATGTCCCTACAGGTCGGTATCGGCCGGGCCGCCGTGCAGGGCACGACCGCGCAGGGCGCCTATCCCGTCGCCGTCGACGCCCCCGAGACCGTCACTTTCACCGACGGGAACGCCCAGTTCGCCCGCATCGACTCTGTGATCTTGCGCGTGTACGACGGCCTGTTCGACCAGAGCAACAACGCCCTCGCCCGCGTCGAGGTCCTGGTCGGCACAGCGTCGGCGACGCCGACCGCGCCGACCCTTCCCCCCTGCTCGCTGCGGCTGTGGGACGTCACCGTGCCCGCGGGCGCGTCCGCGGGCGTGGGCGGTATCAACTGGTCGTCGGCCCTCGCCGACCGGCGCCGGTACACGGCCGCCGTGGGCGGGATCATCCCCCAGGGGTGGGGACTCAGTTTCAACGGAGCGTACGACGGCCAGTACCGCGACGCCGGCGGCACCCTCGAACGTTGGAACGCAGCCGACGGCACGTGGAAGACCTACCGGCCGCCCGAGCTCGCCACCGAGACGATCACCGGAGGCGTAAGCACCGCGGCCGGCTGGTCGCTGAACACCTTCGGCGCCCGCCGCCGTAACGGCGTCGTGCAGGTGGTCGGTTACTGGACCCGGACCGGCGCGACCCTGCTCGCTAACCCCAACCTCGCCGACACCCTGGTCGCCACACTCCCGATCGGGTGGCGCCCCGTCCTGCTGGTCGAGGCCGTCGCCTCGAACGGCTTCGGATTCGGCGCATGCGCCATCGGAGCCGACGGCCTGATGACGCTGCGTTCGTGGGCGGGTGGCGGACCGGCCCGCACCGACAACGCCCTTGAAAAAGACACCAACGTGCGGATCTCCGCGACGTTCGTGCAGTAGGGGGCGCCGCATGCAGACCCCTTACCGGTTCGTGTTCACCGACCTACGAAGCGACCAGGTACTCGACGCCCTACCCGTACAGGGCGTCGCCCTCGACGACTACATAGGCAAGACCGGCCGGCTCACCGGCAACGTGCCGATACCGAACGCCCAGATCGCCGAGCGGGCCCGCCGAGCGTTGCAGCCCGGCCGCACGGGCGTATGGGTCGAGCGCGGGCGCGACATCTGGTGGGGCGGCATCCTGTGGACGCTGCAACTCGCATCCAGCGCCCGGGGGTTTCTCACCGCACAGATTCAGTGCGGCGGGTGGGAGTCGTACCTATACCGCCGCCAGTTGCTCGACACCCAGGTCGCCCAGGGCGTCGACCAATTCGACATCGTGCGCGGCCTGCTCGACTACGTGCAGTCGACGCCCGGGGGCGATATCGGCATCACCTACGACGGCGAGCCGTCCGGCGTCACCCGCGACCGCGAGTTCAGCCGCTACGACCTCCCCACGATCGGCGACCTTATCGACCAGCTCGCCGCCGTCGAGAACGGTTTCGAGTGGCGGATCGCCAGTTACCGCGACACCGACGGCCGCCGGGTGAAACGGCTTGTGCTCGGTCACCCGATCATCCGCACCGGTACGGCCGAGATCGTGCTCGACCACCCCGGGCCCGTCCTCACCTACACGTGGCCGCACGACGCGTCGGCCCTCGCCAACGGGTGGCAGTCCCGGGGCGCGTCGATCAACAACAACCAGGCCGCCGACTCCGTGCCCCTCATGTCCGAGCGGCTGGTCGCCGACGACGACATCGCCGCCGGGTGGCCGCGCCTCGACGGATCGTCGGATTACACCACCGTCGAGCAGGCGAAGACGCTCGACGCGCACGCCCGCGCCGACTGGACCGCCGCCCGCCGGCCCGTCCAGATCCCCGAGGTCGAGGTGTTGCTCGGCGACAACGTGAGCCCCGCCCTGCTCGGCGCCGCCGTCCGTCTGCGCATCCGCGACCTGTGGCACTCCGACGTCCTCGACGGCCGATACCGGGTCGTCGGCCTGTCCATCAACCCGCCTGAGCGAGGCCGCCCCGAGACGGCGAAGCTCTATCTGGAGGTTCCCGAGTAATGCCGTACGTCCCCCAAGACCTGCTCGACCGCGTCGCCGCCCTCGAACGCGAGGTGCGCACCCTCCGCGGCCGGGCGCAGATGCGCCCCGCCCTCAACCAGGTGTTGAACGGCGACGTCGTGATCGGCGAAGGGGGGCGCCTGTTCGTCAAGGACCCCGACGGAACCCCCGTGTTCGAGACCGGGCAGAGCCCCGCGGGCGACTACTTCACCCGCATGCGTCGGGACGACGGCGCACGCGCAATCAGCATCGGCGCCAACAGCTACCCCGAAGACGACGCCCCCTCTCAGATGGTCCGCGTATGGGACCGGAATCAGAACGTCATCGTGATGGATGACTACTACTCCGACGAATTCCTCGGTCGCCCGTGGATGCCGGTACAACTGCACCCCACCGAACGGCAGGACTACGACGGCACGACGTACCAACCGGCATGGGTCGGCACCACGCCCGCCCATAACGCCGTGCTGCACCTGTACCTGATGACCTACGCGAACACCGGGGGTGGACAAGCCCGCGTCGTCCTCTCGCATGACGGCGTCGAGACCGAACTCGACGAGTGGGATTGCCCGGCCGGCACGTGGACCGGCCGCACCATCACGCGCCCGCTCGACGGCCTGCAATTCCTGTCGTATTTCACGCTCCGCATTGAGCACCGCAACAAGTCGACCGGGCAGAACGTCGAAACTCGCCTGTACTCCGCGTACACCCGGAACACGTTCACCGAGGCCGAGGCGCCCGACGTGCCGACCGGCGAGGCCGCCAACGGCGCGACCGCCGAGCCCGCCGCCGCGCCCGTCGAGGAGGTGTGATCGATGCTCCCCGACGGAATCCCCACCGTCCGAGTCACCGGCCGATTCCTCACCCCGGCCGGCGAACCCCTCGCCGGGCAAGTCGTGTTCCGCGCAACCCCCGGCATGGTCACCTTCCCTGACTCCGACGTCATCCTCGGAGGGCCCGTTACCGCGCCGCTCGACGCGACCGGGGCGTTCGCCGTCACCCTCCCCGCCACCGACGCCCCCGACATGAACCCGACCGGCTGGTCGTACAGCGTCGCCGAGCAGCTCGCCGGCGTGGCCATGAACCGCGTCTATCAGGTGTTGCTACCGGCCGACGACCCCGAGGTCGACCTCGCCGACATCGCGCCGACCGACCCGACGACCCCGACCTACGTCGCCGTACGCGGCGACAGCGCGTACGAGGTCGCGGTGAAGAACGGGTTCGTCGGCACGGTCGCCCAG